AAAATAAAATAGAGACTGATATAACTATTATATCAGTCTCTATTTTTTTATCTGTAATACTGAATACTTAATACAAAGTACCAGAATATTGCTCTTTTATATGTTATCCTACTTGCTTCTCTATGAAATTTACTATGAACCCCAGATTCAACACCCCATTTTTCAAGAGTCTTTTTTATAGTATTTATATTAGGTTCATTACTATTAGTACGCCTAAATAAATCAGAACTCCATACTAAAAAGTGAGATGAATTTATATCTTGCTTTGTTTTATGCTCAGTATAAATATATAAAAATAGTATTGAATGAATAAAGTTTTGTATCTCTTTCGTATACTTATCAGTTATTATTTTAGATAAGTAAAATCTGCAATCTGCTAGACTTATTCCAGTTAAGTTCTTACATTGATTAACTCTATTTAAATCCAAACCATTTGTTATAATCATATTAGTAATATTATTAGTCAGAAGTTCAACTAACGATGTGTTATTATCATTAGCATCATCTATCTGAACTTCTCCAAAAGAGTCTTTAGATAACTTAACTCTTTTCCCAGCTGCATAATTTTTCATATAAATATCACAGATGTTTTTAAGAATTGATTTTTGATCATTCCTTATTCTTTGTATAAATCTTATTATTTCTGCATCGGATGCATCGTTCATAAACTGTTTTAAAAAAGCATATGAATGATTTATTGATAAGAATAATCCTCCGAATAAATGTCCACCTTGTCTTAAAATAAATTTATCAGTAAGATTATCCATTGTATACTGCATAACAGCTTCATTTGCACCATATTTAAAAAACACACTGAATATCGACGGGTATACCGATAGTGCATATATAGACAGTGCAGTATTTACTCCTTTAATATCTTTTTTCATATGATAATATCTTATACATAAATAGAATACCCAGAATATGGGATTATTCGTCAATAACTTAAAATCTGATGCTGAATTTAATTTTTTTATCACTTCTTTAGTAAGGTCAACAACTTCTTTGCTCTTTATATTAAATATACCAAAGAATAATGCTTTATCAGCGTCACCAAATGGTATCATATAAACAGGTCCTGAAGTATGCAATTTCTCATTATTTCTATCCATGAAATTTCCTACAGCCTGTTTAAATTTTCTATCTCCAACAGATGTAGACAATACTTCTGATATTTTAGGATATAATTTATCTCTCATTATATATGAAGAATCTAATACTTTAGTAGCTTCTAAATAAATATCATCATTTATAAACTCATCATTCATATCTAAAATCCTTTCATAATCATTATTCGCTTATTAGCTTGTTTTTTATTGAAAATCTAAGAAAAAACAAGCTAATAAGCTAATGTAAAAATAATTAGGAAGGAGACTCCGTAAATTATGGATAATAAGAACTCCAATACTTCTGATATTAATAATAATAAAGAAGTAAAAAAGAAGATGTTAAAAATTAATAATCTTATCGGTAAAGCAAATTTAAATCTTTACGGTACAGATAGAACATCTGATATAGATAATTTAAATGCTAAATTTCAATCTATATTAAATGATAATATAGGAGATATTACAAATAGAACTGATAATGATGTATCATCGTTTTTATCACATCTAGTTTCTAATAGAAATAAAGATTTGAAAATGAGCGAGGTTATAAATTCTCAGTTATCCGATTTGACTGGTAATAGTTTCAGTTCATTTCAATCTTTCATTTATGATGCTTACAGAAACAGGATACTTGAACAGTCTGATTTACATGAAGTATCATCACAGTTAATAGAACTATCTGAAGCTATTCTTATAACAAGAGATGCTATTATTTCAGCAGATGTTGTTGAAGGTAGATTAAATAGAACTATTAGTTTTAACAATATCGATGAGAATGAGGTTGATGGATACAATTCTATAGTAGAACAGATTGAAAAGAAGTTTGAACTTCAAGAGAAAATTAAAAACTTCATTATTCCAAAGACTCTTGAATATGGTGAATATTACGTGTATGTAATACCTTATTCAAAACTCTTCAATGATTTTTCTAAAATAAAAAATAGTAGAAATGGATATACTAGTATGTATGGAGAGTCTGTTTCAATACTAGATACTTTCAATTCTAAAAAGAAAGAAGAAAGTGTTGATTATTTCATTGATGGGTGCTATAAGACTTATTATGAAAACACAGATTCTCTTAGTACTGATAAAATATCTAAAGAAGATTTCAAAAATGATGTAAAAGGGCTATTATCTCATATTGAAATAAATAATTCAGATGTTCCTATTCCTATATTGGAAGAAGGAATAGAATCTGTTATGTATATGAAAGAAAACCTAAACTATACAACAGAAGATAATACCAATAAAGGTAAAGAAAACGCATTTGCTAATATTAATGATGGTTTGTATACTTCTAATACAAAGAGAAGTTATAAAAGAAAGAATGAATTTTCAGATATTAGTGATTGTTATGTTAAACTTATTAACCCAACAAAGATAGTTCCTGTTGAAATAATGAATACAGTACTTGGATATGTATATATTCAAACAGATAGTATTCCTCAGATGGAAGGAGCAGTATCATCAACTTTACAGTATTCGCAGTTTGATGAACATTCAAGACAATCTACTCTCATAGATTCTATTGCTGAAAGAGTAGCTTTATCATTTGATAAACCTTTCTTGAGAAAGAATATTAAATTCAAGGAAGCAATAGTAGACTGTATCAATTATTATAATCTTAATGAAAATAAATTGAAGATGCAGTTTATTCCTTCAGAATATATAGTACCTTTTAAAATTGATAAAGATGAAAATGGACGAGGAACTTCTATGATTAAGAAATCACTCTTCTATGCTAAACTTTATCTTATGTTACTCCTCTTCAAAATAATGTCGATTATTCTTTATAGTAATGATCAGAAAATTAATTATATTAAACAATCTGGAATTGATAAAAATATAGTTAATAAAGTAGAGGAAATAATACGAGTAAATCAGTCACGACAAATAAATATTACTGACTTATTCTCATATACCACTCTTGTAAATAAAGTGGGTGCTGGTAATGCTATTTATATGCCAGTAGGAAGAAGCGGTGAAAGACCTGTTGAAACAGAGATTTTATCAGGGCAAGACATACAGTTAAACAACGACTTGATGGAAATGTTGAAGAATAGCTACATACTCGGTACAGGTGTTCCTAATGCTATACTTAACTACTTACAAGAAGTAGATTTTGCTAAAATAGTTGAACAGAATAATACCAAATTTAATGGTAGAGTTGTAAACTACCAGTTGGATTTTAATAGTTCAATTACTGCTCTATATAAGAAGATTATTCAGTGGTCAGTTAATATACCAGAACATGTTGTAAATTCATTCAACTTTGTATTACAAGCTCCTAAGTCAACACCTATTAATACAAAGAATGAATTAATAGGTCAGTTCCAGACATTATCTGATTTTGCAGTTAATCTTATTTATGAAGATGCAAGTAATACTGATAATGATGATTTACAAGGCGAGATTAGAGAATTTAAACTTCTTCTCGCAAGAGAACAGTTACCAATGATTGACTTCGATAAGATGCTTGAAAATAAAGATAAAGCTGCTATCAAGTATAAAGAAAAGAAATATCAGCCTAAATCTTTTAATGGAGATGATGGTGATGACTTAGGTCTTGAAGACGACTTAGCTAATATGGACGATTAAAAAAATAAATAAGAGTATAATGGAATTTCCATTATACTCTTATCTTTTTTTATTTATTTAAATTACTTCATGAATGTTGCAAGATCCTGAGCCTTATTAAGGTTCGTTGAAGGTGCTCCATTTATAATCTTACCTGACTTAATATCATAATGCTTCTCTCCAAGACCATTAATGTCGCTAAGAGAGTAACCACTATAGAAGTTAAGTGAGTTGGCAAGAATCTTATGCTTCAATAAAAGCTGGTTTGCAATAACATTAATCTGGATTGACTCATACTTTACACATGTGAACTTAACATCAGTCTCAACTAAGTTATGCTCACCTGATGAATAGTTAAATGGGTCAAGATTTATTTCTTTAGGGAAGCAGTTTGCAAGTAAGCAAGCGTGCTCAACCTTTTCACCAGTATTATCAGTATTTACTAAAATAAATTCTGCTGTCTGGTTAGCATGAATTCTTGGAACATCTTCCTGAGATAGACCATTGAATGTTGCAAGGTTTGTCATCATGTCGATAGAACTATTAATCCACTCATGTAATACTTCTCTAACAGGAGAACCTGCAAATTCGTATACTTTAATGGAAATTTCATTTGTACTATCACTAACACCCTTAGGAATATCGAAAGATCTTCCACTATAACCTCCCTTAATAGGGTCAAAGTCTACCTGAATGTCCTGAATACCACTTATTGCGGTATTACCATATTCAAGAATATGTTTAAATCTATTTAAACGTCTTGGCATTAACTTTGTAAGATGTACAGGTTTTCTAACCATGAATAATCTAGCAAAGCCAGTTTTTAATGGGTCGTAACATGCTAACACGTCATGTGTTACATTTGTACCACCCAAGAATAATGCATAATCATTGAGCTTATCACTGGTAACAGCTTTAATACCAGTTTGTATGGAATTAGTTGCCATATGTTAATTGTCTCCTTTCATTAATTATGATTCTGAACCGCCACCTTCATACTGTCTCTTATTAAGATCGATTTCAATAATAATCTGCTTATTGAGACCTCTAAATGTGATACCAGCATAAAGATGGAATATTGAATGTTCGAATTCATACTTAGATGTTGCAAATGTTAAGCTGAAATCTTTGATAACTTCGCCAACCCAAGGAGCAAATTTAGCATTTTCAACTTCAACAAAGTCTTTACGAACACTTTCATCTGCGAAATTGTAAATCTGTGCATTGGCATCATTTTCAAGTTCTCTCTTAAATCTATAATAGATTGCAGAGTTACTTTCTTCAGTAATATCTGAGAGAATTTTCTGTGATGTATTCTGAGTTGCTCTCTGATATACATTTTCATCAATACACTCAAAATAGTTAAGTCTATTTTCATTGAGATATTCTTTAACACTATCATTATAAACTTCAACAATAGGCTGAAGAGATTCTCTTATATGACCATATAACTGACAATTATCTTTAACAAATGGAATATGTATACCGTTATCTACAACATGTCTTACATATAAATCAGCTAACAGATATGTCATTGTAACAGTAAATTTCTTTCTAGTACTATATTCCCTTGCTACGAAGTTCTGCATATCAATAGAAACCATATGGTCATTAAATGCCTTTACATAGTCTTTATTAAGAATACCAAGGTCTGCACCTGAAAGAGATTCAATGATACCAGTATCAAGGAATACTCTACCATTATTTCTTAACTTAGCTATGTCATAAATTTTCTGCTTTACAGGATATGAATAGTTTGCATCAAAGAATGCTGTTACATTCATTCTTCTTGAAGAAAGAATTTTTGTATCATATGAACCATCATATGCCTTCTTATAGCAATATTCCTGCTCTTCAGCAAGTGTCCATTTTCTAGGTTTCTTCTCACCAGGATAAACTGCAGTACGAGGATCATCAAAATAACCATCTGTACCATTCTTAAGTACAACACCTGTTACTGAAGTAAAATCTACAAAGTTAGTAGAACTTGTATAATTCTCAGCTTTGTATTCAGGAGCTGTCTGATTTACTGATGGAGTTAAAGCTCTTGGGAAGAATAATCCTGGGATTTTCTTATCAGGCTTTGAAACTACATTACCAAAAATGAAGTCGAATTCATCAACAGCTGGTAATTCTGTTTCTTCGGTATTCTCGATGAACTCAGAAATTTCCATAAGAGTTTTATACTTATCTTCATACTGAGTATCAAGAGCAACTGTACCATTCATCTGATCTTCAGGAATAGCATATTCAACAACTTTCTTAGCATAATCTTTTTTAGCATCTTCATGTGCTTTCTTAATAAAAGTAATATATGCCTTATAAAGTGTATCAACAGATTCTTCTGTTACTTTAATAGAAATTGGAACAGTTCCAACATTAGCATCATCAACGATGTCTTCAATAAGAGTAGAACCTGCTCCTGCATACTTATCTGATGTTACGAAACTTCCTACATAGTATGTATCTACTGCAAGACCTTTTTCACTTGTAAGCACTTCGTAGTTATACATTTTTACACCATACTCTTTTTCATAAGCCATATTAGGTGTAATTCTCATAGAATACTTATTACCACACTTGCCTCTACCTACATAGTTGACTGTAAATAAAGGAAGCTGCTCGTAATTTTCAGCATCCTTTGTCTTATACTTTGGATCTAACATAGCCTTCTTAATATCTTTGCTAACAGAGATATTTTCAACTGAATCAGAACCAAATTTAATTCTGAACTTTCTTTTATGTGCATCTTCGAAATTACCAGTTATAGCAGGGGTGTCCTCTTTATAGTAAACAGAAACCTCACTGTTTGCATATGTTGCATTTTCTGGCATGACACGCATAAACCATACAGCAGCCTCACTATTCTCAAGTACACGATAAGCCTGCATAAGTGGCTGACCATATACCTTAAAATCTGAATCCCCGTATGCTTTTATAGCATCATCTCTGGATGTCTTTCTTATCCACACATTATCAATACCTTTACTTGATGATACAGCATATATCTGGATGACCGCGGGGGTATTTTCTGTACCCTTCTCGTCAGCAACCTGTGTGTAATCATTCATATAAGTCTCAACGTGCGGGAATGAAAACTTTGGTACAATCTGAGTTGTTTGTGCCATTATTTTTCCTCCTTTTTTATTAAAATTAAATTAATCCTATGAATTACTATAGATTTATATTAATGTTTGAACTGAGAATTGGTCTATGTTTTATAGCTTAAATAACATTTCTACTGGACTATATGCTTCATTACCATGATTCTTAGTTCTGTTAAGAGATGTTGTAATCATTGAGTCAATATCTTCAAATACTAATGATGAAAATGTTGATGTATACTGACATATCTGTCTAATATTATTCATCTGATAATCATACTCAGTTATTCCGGGAATATCATTTATAGCATGTGAAAATTTCATCTCTGGATTCTTATTATATCTATATGCAACTGACATAATAAGTTCTTCTTTTGTTGACGGTATACCTAAATTAACTGAATTTAATTCTTGGTTTTTACGCCATATTTTAATTGAATCAGAATACTTTATAAGATTAGGTATCTTACCTTTCAATATCAAATTCATAAAAGATTCTGCATTACTACTATTTTCTATCATGTAGCTATTCATTATCTTTTGTCCTTTTTGATATTTAAGAATCTTATATCGTGTTTCTTCAGTATCACCTTGTATCTTTTGGGTAGTTTCGATACTATCAATTACGAATAACTCTATCATTGATGGTGCATTGAATATATGAAATTCATTGTTTATTTTTATTTTAAATATACCAATAGTTTTTACTGTATCTCCTAAATCTTCAGCGAAATCTGATTCTTGAAAATAATACATTGGTATATAAAATTCAGCATAACTAGCATCTAAATAAATAAACTTGCCATCCGATTTTAAAAAACCCAAAACACATACCCTCCTTTCTTTTTACATTAGTAACTTGTATTTTATAAAGAAAATTAAAGAAATGGATAGTGATGAAAAAATTATCATCACTATCCATTTCACAATATTTTATTTATCAGTATTACCATCGTCAATATATTCAATTGACCCTATTATCGAACTTACAATATTATTTGGGTCATCTTCATAATATATTGGAACTTTTTTAACATTTGATTTATAAAAAATTCTTTTTATTTCATCTTCTGTTAATTTTCTAGTTCTATGCTTATATCTACTATTCTCTATTAACCCCATCATAATCCTCCTCAGATATATCTTTATCTTCAGAATCATCTTCTTCAATATTATTTTTGTTCATATCTCTATATTTTAAAATTTGGTCTTTTTCTAGTTCATGAAGTTTATCTGAATAATATTTATCAAGTTTTTCAATATCATCTAAATATTCTTCATATCCAGGAATACCCATCTCAATCATTTGGTTAACTAAATAATCTTTCTTTTTTCTAGCTATTTTTTCTCTCTCTTCGCTATTTTTATACGACTGATTATTTTCTTTGAAATAATCACTATAATCTTTAAATTTATCAAGAATTTCTTTTATTGCATTAATAAGGATATCTTTTTCTTCATTTTCATAAAAAGAGTTACCTTTCAATTTCAATAAGTCATTACCAATCTTCACAACTTTCTTTTTAGTTGATTTAATTGTATCATTTGCATATGCGATATAGTTAGTGAATAAGAATAAGAAAAGATTATTAAATTCTTCATATTCAGGTAAAAATTCTTCTTCTATATTGATTAAAGAAGAGAACATTCCTTTTGATAATCCAAATGATTTAATTTTATTAAAGCATTTGGTTATTATGTATGAATTCTTATCTTCATCAAAGAACGATTTAACCATAGTTTCGACATCAGGATATATTAATTCATTGATGAATTTGTAATTATTAATATACTTAAATTCATCTATTTCTTTTTTTAGTTCTTTTTTCTTTTCTTCATCATCTTCTTCTTCGTATTTTTCTTTTAATGTCCTGTAATATATCTGCCATTTCTCGTACTTAGATTTACTAAGTTCCTCTAGATTCTCTTTATATTCTTTAGTATATTTTACAAGTTCTTCGTTTGTTGAAAGAATATCTAGTATTTTTACCTTTATTTCATACATGGTATCTAGTACTTCTCTATCATCCATTTCTGATATTTTATTTTTATTTTCATCATCAATAATATGAGAAATCAAGAAATCTTTATATAAAGATATTTCCTTAATATCTTCATCATTTAAAGAGTCTTTACCATGAATTCTATTAATATCATCAATATCTATAACTAATGCATCTATAAGTATTGATTTATTGAAATTATAGGTTGATAATAGAGTATTTCTCATATTATCAACTGCATTCCTATACGCCTTCATCATTGAAACTACTGAGTTATTAACATCAGCAAATTCTTTTTTTGTAATAGCCATTTTAATAGCCTCCTTTAAAAAATAATATTTTTATTAAATATGTACTATTTACTTGTAAATTATAATATAAATTAAAATTATTAATTTTGACATATCTTTAATTTACAAATTGTAAAAATATGGTGAAAGGAATAAAAAAATAAGTGGCATCAAGAATAGCACGATATAATGGTAAGTTTTACGACTTACAAACATCAAATAAGACATTTTTACAAGTTGCCAAAGATTTACAAACTCTAGGAATACAGAATTTTTATTTCATGCTTGAAATTTATGATTATTCTCTGGTTAATGTTGACCCTTACCAATGTGATGATAAAGGTAGATGTACTCTCTCTAAAGATCAAATAACAAGAATACTTAGTGAGTGTATGAGAAATCCTTGGTATTTTTTAAGGGAAATTGCAAGGATACCTGACCAAGGTGGATCTCCTGTAAGATATAAAGCAAATAGAGGTAATATTGCACAAGCATGGTGTATAACAAAAGGTTTGGATAGTTGGTTATGTCTTCCTCGTCAGCAAGGTAAAACAATGTCAGCTCTATCAATGGAGTCTTGGATGTATTTATTTGGTACATCTAATTCACAGTTTATTTTTATTAATAAATCAGGACCTGATGCTAAAGAAAATCTTAACCGATTAAGGCAACTTATAGAATTACTTCCTGAATATATGCAATGTGAATCACTTGTGTCACTTGACGGCACTGTTACAAAAGGAGTTAAAAATGCTACAAAGATAGCAAATCCTGTTAATAATAATAGTGTCATTATAAAAGCACAAGCAACATCACATGATAAAGCGTTGTCGCTCGCTCGAGGTCTTACTGCACCAGTATTACATTTCGACGAGCCAGAGTTTACTAATCATATAAAAACTATTATATCAAACTCTGTAGCAACATATATGACAGCATCAGCAAATGCTAAAAGAAATGGTGCTATGTATGGGCGAATATTCACTTGTACCCCTAACCCATCAAGAAATCTGGGGGTAAAAGATGGTAACATCTTTAAGCAAAACTCTGTTAATTGCTGGGACATCTCATGTAGACAATCAGCAGCAATAATTTGTTATACTGTGTGGTATATTTATATAAGGAGGAATTTAAATGAAAAAAATTAATAAAGAATTATATAGATATCCAGATTATCCTGAAGAATTTAAAATTATAACATATCCAGGAGTAAAACCACATAAGTATTTAATTAGTAATTATGGATTAGTGACTCTTTTAAAAAATAATAAAATAATGAAAAGTTATTATGATAAAGATTTGCATGAAAGAATAACTCTAGTAACAGATACAAAACATCCTACAAAACGAGGAAATAAATCAAAACACTATTTTATTCATAGACTTATGGTATGGGAATTTTTAGGTCCACCTAAAAATGAATATTCAAATATAGTTAATCATAAGAATGGAATACCATATTGTAATTTTATAGATAATTTGGAGTGGTGTACTGTTTTAGAGAACACAAATCATGCAAAAAAATTAAAGAAAATGAATAATAGTGGTATAAATTGTAGTAGTAGAAAATACTCAGTAAAAATAATACATAAGATATGCTCACTATTAGAAAAGAATATTTCTCCATTAAATATTGTAGAAATACTAATTTCAAGTAATAAAATAAAAGAGTCAAAAATTCCAAACATTACTCAGTTGGTTTATAAAATTCATAAAAAAATAATATTTCATGATATTATATCAGAATATAATTTTAAATCATCTATTCCAATTATATCTAAAAATGATTCAATAAATAAAATTAGGAAAATGATATATTTTAATAAAACTAATTATGATATATTGAAATATTTTGGATTTGATGATTTAAAATCTGATGATTCTAGAAAATTATATAATCGAATAATATATCAACGTTCAGTATGCAAATTATTGTTCAACGACTATCGAAAAGACGAATTATTAAAAATATTCGGAACTGAGTAGAGTACAATATAAGCTATCGATATTGGAAAAGCAGAGCTCCTTATTTATAAGGATGATGATATAGTCTAACCTATATGGCGACATATAGAAGTTCTTTTTTGAACTTATATATAGAGTAGCGTCTATATATTAATGATATGGGTGATCTTGATACACAAATGGGTCTTGAAGCACAGTTGATACTTGACAGAACTGCTAAGTGGTCTGAAAAAATGTATGATATGAAGTCGGAAGAAGAGTATAAAGCATATATAAGTAGTTTCGGAGAAATGTGTAATACGATTCTTTATATTGAATATGATTACCACCAAATAGGTGTGTCTGAAGAAACAGCACAAGAAATATTCAAAAAAACTGATGACCCTTTAACTTTCCGTCGAGAGTTTTTATTACAAAGACTTCACGGTTCTTCTTTATCTCCATTTGCACAGGAAGATATTGAATATATTGTACAAAATCAGAAGAAAGTTATTGATGAGTTATGGTTACTCGAATATTACAAGTTTGATATATATGAAAAACTTGAAAGACATATACCTTACCTTGTCGGAATAGACTGCTCGACTGGTACTAGTGGCGATAATAATGCAATCACAGTTATAAACCCATATACAGTTGAACCAGTTGCAGAATTTGAATGTTCTTATATTGGTGAAACTAATTATGAAAAACTGATAATGGAATTATGGAAAGTTATACCTAGAGGAGTATTTATTATAGAAAGAAACTCTGTCGGTGATGGTATAATAGACCATTTGATTCATACTCCTATGGTAAATAGACTTTATTATGATAAATCATTAGATTTAGTTGAAAGTAAAGTAAGGGATAATGAAACTATTGAATCTATTCTTAAAAAGAATTCAACAAGAAAATCATATTACGGTGTATATACAAGTGTACAATCAAGAGAAGATATGATGGCTATACTTGCAAGACATGTAAATGAATTTAAAGAGAAATTTGTTGCTGCTAATGTAATACGAGATTTATCTCGACTTATAAGGAAATCTTCTGGAAAGATAGAAGCTGGAAGTGGATTCCATGACGATAGTATCATGAGTTATCTTATAGCTCTATATGTATATTATCATGGGAATAATCTAGCATTATTTGGTATAGAAAAAGGTGCTAGAGATGAGGATTTAAATAATTCTGGGTTAAAAACTGATCTGTATATTGATAATAGACTTGATGCAGAACTTGTTAAAGGTGTTAAAGAAGTAATAGAAAAAGAACAAGCAACTGAAGCAGTCCTTAATTATAACACAGTAATGGCTGAAGCAATCAGAAAATCCCAGCTAAATACTTTCAACCTCACTAAATCAGGATTTGTTGATAATACTATTTTTGATAATAGTGTAGATACAGTTCTTGGAGAATATGACGATGAAGGTAGTATGGACTTATCATTATTCAATGATCTAAATAATTTCTAAAAAAATAAAAAAAGAAGATATTGACTAAATACAAATGTCAATATCTTCTTTTTAATGATTAATTATTTAAAACCACAATACCACTTTTATTGTCCATCTCAAGTAATCTTTTGAAATGGTCTGGAATACTCATATGTAATTCAACGATATTTTTGGATAATATCTTATCATATATTGCTTT